GGAATACAGTTTTCCACCAATAAAATAATTTGTTTTAACTGTAAGTTGATAAATATATGTATGGGATATATTTATAAAACAACAAACACATTAAACCAACATTTCTACATAGGTAAAAAACATAGTCATAAGTTTGACCCGAGTTATTTCGGGTCCGGAATTGCAATTAATAATGCAATTAAGAAATATGGAAAAGATAAGTTTATTATTGAGGTCTTAGAGTGGGTAGATGATTCAATAATTAACGAAAGAGAAATATTTTATATTGAAAAATATAATGCAAGGACAAGTTATAATATTGCTGCCGGTGGAGAAGGAGTTAATTCGGAATTAGCTAGAACATTAGCATTACGACATCATAAAAATATGAGCAAAGAACAAAAGAAACAGCGAAGCGATAATTGCAGCAGAGGTCAGCAAGCTCGCTTTAAAAAAAATCCTGAATCAAACGAAACTAAACAACGTAAAAGTAAGGCACACCAAGGAAAATATCTAATAGAGGCGCCCGATGGAAGAACATGGACAACTGATGAAGGACTAAAGAAATTTGCCAATGATAATGAAACAGAGTTAGGGGTCGGATACTGGCAATTATTCGGAGTATATAGAAAAGGATACACAAACAAAATAACAACTCGTAAACGCAAAGATAATAATAATTGGAAGGTAACAAGAATTGACAAACCAAATAGCTGAATATACAATGTCGTTGTGGATGTCTCGAAAAACTAAACGAGGAACCAAAGGATGGCGAAGTGGCAATGCGGTGTGTTGTATTCACAACGGTGAAACTGTTGATAAAAGGAGCAGAGGCGGTTTATTAGTTGAAAATGATACTGTCGCCTGGCATTGTTTTAACTGCAACTACAAGGCAACATACAAACCGGGCTGGCACTTAACATTTAAGTTTAGAAAACTATTAAGCTGGATGGGTGCAAGCGACTCTGACGTACAGCGTTTAACCATTGAGGCAATGCGTGTTAGAGACTTAGTGGGTATACCTGAGCAAGAGCTAGACGAAGTAAGAAAAATAGAGTTTAAAGTTAAACCATTACCTGAGGATGTAATTAAGGTAGACGATTCGTTTGATGGTGATAGTCCAGGGCTAGTGTATTGCACAGCACGAAAGCTAGACTATGACGACTACGACTTCTATGTTACAAACGAAACAAGATACAAACTAAACGAGCGTCTGCTTATCCCATGCTTCTGGAAAAAGAAGTTAATAGGCTACACAGGACGAGCATGGCGCGATGCAATTTTACCAAAGTATCTTAATCAATACGATTCGGACTATGTGTATAACACCGATAAGCAACTAAGAGATAATAAATTTGTATTGGTAATGGAAGGTCCAATTGATGCTATTAGCATAGATGGTGTAGCAACACTAGGCAACGAAATAAGTGAGCAGCAAGCAGACATTATTGATAGCTTAGTCAAAGAAGTAATAGTGGTGCCTGATGCTGACAGTGGTGGAGGACAATTGATTGATGCCGCACTTAAATATGGTTGGTCTGTTTCGTTTCCTGTGTGGCACGAAACATGTAAAGATGTTAATAAAGCAGTATGCAAATATGGTAAATTGTTTGTTTTGCTTTCTATTTTAAAGGCCAAAGAGACTAATCCTTTGAAAATTAAATTGCTTTCTAAGAGAATATTAGATAAATAATATTACAAAGGAGTAATATTATGAAAGCGAAATCATATGTATATAAAGGTGAACACAAACACTCAAAGGAATTTTATATAGGTTATAGAGAAAAAAATGTCGATCCAGGATTAATTGATTTAAAGAAATATAGAACATCATCAAAAAAAGTTGAGCCAATATTTGATGAGTTTGAATGGGCAGTATTGGCTGAATTTGACAACGGCAACGATGCATATGATTATGAACAGAAACAAATTTATGAGAATTGGAACAATCCGTTATTATTAAATGAAAATTGTCATTACGGAAAGAAAAGATTTAAAAATGAAGGCGGTAGAATACATTCTGAATCTACTAAACAAAAAATAGGAAAGGCACATACAGGCAAGAAAAGAAAACCATTTTCAGATGAAACATTAAAAAGAATGTCAATTGCGCAATCAGGCAGAACACTGTCAGATGGTACAAAACAAAAAATTAGAGAAGCAAGATTAGGAACAAAACAATCACAAGAAACTATTAATAAACGAGTTGCAAAAAATACAGGTCAAAAAAGAAGCGCAGAGGTATGTAAACAAATTGGTGATGTACATCGAGGAAAAATTGTGTCAGAGGATACTAAACAGAAAATGTCAATTAAGGCTAAAGATCGAGCAAAAATTAAATCTATATGTCCGCATTGTAGTATAGAAGTAAGTCGTCATAATTATGCAAGGTGGCATGGTGATAATTGTAAATTAAAAATTGAGCTCTTGCGTAGAAAGTATAATTAATAGTATGCTAGAGAAATTCACATTCACAGGTTGCTCTCTTACAAACGGGCAAGGTCTTAATAGCAAAGACGAAAGATATTCAAATTTAGTAGCAAAATATTTTGTTGTAGAATTAAACAACATTGCAGTAGATGGCAAGGACAACGAACAGATTTTTCTCGATGCATTAAATGCAATCTACTTTGGTACACAAACAAAGTTATTTGTACAATGGTCTTCGCTTAATAGAAAACAGTTTCGTCCTGAACCAGATAAGCATGTTGGTATATTTCCAAACAATAAAGCTAAGATACAACGATACAAAAGTTTCTATTGTTCCAAAGAAGAAATGCAAACATTTAGTGATGTTTTCTTTAAACTAAATGGTGAATATTGTCAGTTGCTTAAACTTATAAATTACTGTAATATATTAGAAGAAGCAGCAAAAGACAAATGTGACATAATTTTTATAAACGGATTGTTACCATGGAAATCTGATATTGCTCGTCCTGAATTAGTTGAGGATTATGCACGTGATTTAGAAGAATACACAAAAGAAATATTATTGTTTGACGTCGTTGAAATTGAAGAGTTTAGAGGTTATTTTCATGTATTATGCAAACAATTTAAAACATTAAACCGTACGCTGTGGTTTAATATCTTTAGTGAGTTGACATTTATGCAGCGCGATAATGCAAACGATGGTTTACACCCAGGTCCAAAAAGTCAACAGGTGTATGCAACAAAGTTAATAGATTACATAACGGAGAATTATTAAGATGCAGTAGATTTTTTAGATAATGTTTTAGAAAAAAATAATGTCACAGTTCTGTATTTTAGAAAATGCTGACTATAAAACATTTAATACAAAAATGGTGAAAAGCCTACCAGTTATTTTAGATGACGATGATATTTTCTCATTGATATGTAAGAAATACAAAATATAAACAAGGAATAGTATGAGTAAGGAATACAGCAAAGATTTACAAAAGTTATTTTTAGAAATGATGATGGAAAACTCTGAGAGTTATGTACGGGTACAGAATATTTACAATCCTGAAAACTTTGACAGATCGCTTAAAGCTGTAGCAATGTTTATAACTGATCATTGCACAGATTATAAAACTATGCCAACATACGAGCAAGTTAAGGCAACAACTGGTGTAGAATTAAAACCTGTCAAAGACTTAACAGACGATCATTACGATTGGTTCTTGTCAGAGTTCGAAGGCTTTACAAAGCAAAAAGAATTAACACGTGCAATACTAGCAGCATCAGATATGCTGGATGCAGGCGACTACGACCCTGTGGAAAAACTTATTAAAGATGCGGTACAAATATCATTAACTAAAGACATGGGTACAAGTTACTTTGAAGATCCACGCGCTCGCTTATTAAGTATTAAAGAAAATAATGGACAAGTAAGTACAGGCTGGCAAATGTTAGATAAACGTTTGTTTGGTGGTATGAACAGAGGCGAGCTTAATATCTTTGCTGGCGGCTCTGGTAGTGGTAAAAGTTTGTTTATGCAGAACATTGCAATTAACTGGATAACACAAGGACTGAATGGTATCTTTTTAACGTTAGAGTTAAGCGAAGAATTATGTGCAATGCGTATGGATAGCATGGTAGCAAATATCAGCACTAAAGAAATATTTAAAGACATGGATAACTTAGAAATGAAGATTAAGTTAACCGGCAAGAAGTCCGGAAACTTACAAATTAAGTACATGCCAGCACAAAGCAACGTTAATCAAATACGTAGTTACATTAAGGAATTACAAATACAAAACGGTATGGAAATTGATTTTATTATGGTTGATTACTTAGACTTAGTTATGCCTGTATCTGTTAAAGTTAATCCAAGCGACTTGTTTGTTAAAGACAAGTACGTCTCGGAAGAATTGCGTAACTTAGCAAAAGAGTTAGACATATTAATGATAACAGCATCACAGTTGAATCGTGGCGCAGTTGAAGAAATAGAATTTGATCACAGTCACATCGCAGGCGGATTGTCTAAAATTAATACGGCGGATAACGTGTTTGGTATCTTTACAAGCAGAGCAATGCGTGAACATGGCAAGTATCAATTACAGCTAATGAAAACACGTAGTTCGAGTGGTGTTGGCATGAAAGTAGACTTGGATTTTGATGTCGATACATTGCGTATTACCGACCCGGGTATAGAGGATGATGGTAACGGTGCAGAACGTGCTAGTAACATATTAAACACACCGAGACCATCTGATTCACCTGCGGGCGATGCACCTAAGATAAATGCAACAGTGGATAGCAGTAAACTTAAGAATATGTTGGCAAATTTAAAAAATTCTGACTAAATATAAGATAAACTGGAGCATTTCTTGGAAAAGAGAACTAGAAGTATTCTTGCTGAATTAGACGGATTAATGGTCCAAAAGGATCGTGCTAACTTAGTAGAAAGCAGAGCGAACAATATCATTAATAGTGCTATAAACCTCATTGAGTATATTAACGAAAACTACAGCGAAGATACCGCCGATGAAATGCAACGGCGCCTCCTTAATTCAATTAAAAACAGAGATCCGGCCAAATTTGCCCGTGCTGTTAAGAAGTTAAAGTAATGTCTGAATCCTTGATGCCATTTATAGAAGAGCTAACAGAAGCTAGAATGTATCGCTATACAAGTACGTTAAAAGGCAAGACACTCGACGAACTAGCAGAAGTAGCATACATGATGATATTGTTAATGGAACTGATGCGTAAGGAAGATCCTGTACGTGCTAGACGCTATGCAATGCACACCACATTTTATGATAATGTTGAATATATAAGACAGGGTTCTTCAGACCTACACAATTTATTATCTATCATAAAGAATCAGACAGAACACGTCGACAGAATAACTCCAAATCCTGATATCACTCTACCTATGCTTACAACGAAAAAGTATTTTCGTGATATAGAAAGTAATACATATAGACGCGGCGAAGTGCGACCATACATACAACGATTAGAGAGATTTTTTAAAATACGCAGTGGTGAAGTAAAAGAAATTCGCAGAATTGTGTTATACTGGGATCTTGCTAGTGAACAGCAAAAAGCCGCAACAAAGAAAAGAATACGCAATTATTTTCAAAAACATAGTTTTAATAACGATTTATATACAGGGTATAAAACCAAGTTATAGATAAAAAGAGATAAATAAAAATAAGCGCATAGATTAAGCGCACTTATATTCAGGAGAAGAACAATGGCAGTAACAAAAGTAAACGGCGGAGCAGCCGCGATGCAAACAACAGGACGTGACCTTAGTTTTTACGTTTGTACCTTAACAGGTGTTCAAACAGGTTACACAGCAGTAGGCAGTGATTTCGAACTAGTTATTAAAGCATTAGCTGAAGTAGCAACAGTTGAAATTATCGGCACACCAGGAACAAACGTATTTAACGTAGCTCTTTCTGGTCATGCAGCAGACGCAGCAGCGTTAACAGTATTAACTGAAGCAGCAATAACAGGTTCAGTTATGACAGACGGTGTTATCACAGCTGACCCATTCTAATTAAATTTTAATTAGTAATAAATCTAAAAGCCCTTTAACTAGGGCTTTTTTATGAATTGAAATAATACAAAGTTGATAAATAAAAGTAAGCGCACAGATTAAGCGCACTTATATTCAGGAGAAGAACAATGGCAGTAACAAGAGTAAATGGCGGCGCAGCCCCAGTAGTAACAACAGGACGTGACCTTAACATGTATACAATTGGTGAAACAGGCGTACACACAGGTTATGCAGCAATAGATAGTGATTTCGAAAAATTAATGACAGCACTAGCAACGTGTGCTACACCCCATTCTTTCTCTTCTT